GAGCCCTTGTCGTCATCTCGCAACCTGTCAGGCGACGGACTGCGCCGGCCCGGCAGATCCAGGCTGTCGATCGATGACGTTGTACTGGCGGAGGGGGCGTCGTCAAGCACCCGCTCCAATCCTGACTATTCTAGCCTGTCGCTCTCAGTCCGCCGGTTTGTCCGCCACGCGACGGAAAGTTGCATACTGCGTGCTATGGATGAGTTGTTGCGTGTTGACGCGCGCTCATGCGTGCTGCGGCAGCGGTGGGAGGGAAAATGGACTGGACAGTCAAGGTGACAGACGTGGCGATCGTGTTCGCCACCTTTTTTGGCCCGATCGTTGCATTGTGAATCCAGCGCACCGTCGAAGAACGCCGTGACCAAAAGCGTCGCCGCCTCGATGTCTATCGGCGCTTGATGATCGAACGAGAAGCAACTCGCCGGCAACCTCGAGCCTATGGCGGCATCCAATATCACGAAGTCGACTTGGAGCTTGAAAGACATGCAATTACAGTTGCGTACCTTCTTTTTGCTCGTTGCTGTAGCACTTGGAGGTTGCGGCGGTGGCTCTGCGTCCAGCGCTGGCGCCAGTGCATTCTTACAGTCCGTCAGCATCGCGCCGAACCAAGTCACGACAGGCGTCAACATTCTCCGACGACTTACCGCCACTGGAACCTATTCCGACGGAACGACTGTCGATTTGACGTCGACCGCGTCTTGGAGTAGTTCGTCCTCGTCGATCGCCACGGTGACCGGAGGTCTGGTGACCGGTATAGCCCTTGGAGCGACGAACGTTACCGCGACTTCCGGTGGCATTTCCGCAACTTCGGCCGTGACAGTCACGAGTAACGTGTGGTCCGTTGCGGCCAATTTGCTTCTTCCCATGGCCCCAGGTTTCACTGCCACAGCCTTGAATGATGGCAGAGTGTTAGTTGTCGGTGGGGAAAACAATTTAACCGATGATATTATTGCTGACGCTGAAATATATGATCCAGTTGAAAATACTTGGACTGCCGTGGCCAGCATGAATATCGCTAGACAGTACCATACTGCTACTTTGCTTGCGTCCGGCAAAGTGCTGGTCTCTGGCGGGTCCAATCCCGGTGCTGCGGGACTTTTCAACCTGAGTAGTGCTGAAATATACGACCCGGGTGCGAATACTTGGTCGCTCGTGGGTTCAATGAGTACGGGGCGTGCGGGTCATACGGCAACATTGCTAACTAGCGGAAAAGTATTGGTTGTTGCTGGATCGAACGGTGGCACCGTGGATCTGCTCATGACTAGTGAAATTTTCGACCCTAGCACCAATTCCTGGACCCCCGCCGCGAGCCTTGCTCAAGAACGTTCAGGTCACACGGCCACGTTACTTCAAAACGGTGATGTCCTCGTGGCTGCTGGCTTTGGTGGCCGCTTTACCTATTTGCTTGCCACTGCGGAACTATACGACCCCATCGGCAACACTTGGAGTTCGGCCGGTAGCATTTCCGCGCCGAAGAGCTCTCAAACGGCAACGCTCCTGCCGAATGGGCAGGTGCTTGTCGCCGGGGGCCTGGGTGGTACAGCTGAGCAATCAACCGTATATTCGAGTGCTGATATTTACGATCCGGATGCAAATGCATGGTCTTCAGCAGCGTCGATGCTTAGTCCGCTCTATGGGCATACTGCGACCTTGCTGCCCAATGGTACGGTCCTGATTGTTGGCGGTGCTGACCTCACATCGGTGGGTACCGTAAACACTGAAATCTACGACCCCATTGCTCAGGGCTGGACATCCGGAGCAAATTTGGTTCTGGGTCGCTTTGACCACGCGGCGACGCTACTTGGAAACGGTGAATTGCTTATCCTGGCGGGTCAGTCCATCGGTCAAAGTCAAACGCTTGCAACCGAGTGCGAGGTGCACTGGTAGCGATGGACAGGAGCGGAACGCCAAGAGCCAAGACTGCGCCAGACCACAGCGTTGTTGTCCCTGCCGCGGCTAGTCGCTAAGCGCGATGCGCCCAGTTCGGCCGTTCCGGCGCAGGCACTGCGGGTATTTGATCAGGTACCCCTGCACCTTCAACGGTGCGCAGATCTCGGCGATCTCTGCATCCGTCAGGAACAGCGGCAGATACGCAGGTTCTGTCATGCGTGAGCTGAGCTCGCGATGAGCATACAGACCAGCAGGATGACCGTGAGCAGCACCAGCGCACGGCCCAGCGCGGGCGCCACCGTTCGGCCCCAACTGCTCCGAATAGGACAGGCCAGAGCCTGGCTCGCCCACGGTCGCGCGCGGCCCGCGCACTCCGCTGACGTTCAACGTCGCGCCAGGTCGTCCGATCGACGTCGACAGCCCCGAAAGGCTGACGTTGACGTAGACCAGACCAGAGGCGCGAGCCGGATTCGTCGTGTGAAGCGCAGTCACATCATCGTCTCCGTTGCCGTGAGCAAGCATAGCGCGCCGAGCGCAGAGTTTCTAATCGTGACCGCCGTCATCCGACTTGCGATGACTTCAGAGGCTCAGGTAATGCTTGATGAAAGCCACGACCGCCTGAATGCCGACCTTGGCGGCAAGGTCTCGCAGATACGCAATGCCGAGGCTTTTCTTGGCTTCGTCGCCGCTTCCCACGCGCGCCACGGCACCCAGAAACGCCAGACGATCCTTTTCCGGAAGCTGTTGCGCGACCTCTCCTGCAACTCGCAACATCTCAATGTCGGCCGGAGCCGTCGGCTGCAGATCGATATTGTTGCCTTCCAGCAGCCCGTTCTCGACGTGGCCGCTATTCGCAATCACGTCGAGATCTCCTTTGATGGTGTTGTCGCGAAGGATGAAGGAATTTCCCACGCCTTCATTTCGAATGATGGCTGGCCTGACTGGCTTCTTCGGTTCGTTGGACATGTCTCTCCTTTGATCGCCACGCATCGTACTGCTTGACGCTTTAGTGCCGCCGGGACATGGATGCGCTGGGGGGAATTGGCGCGGGGCGGCCTGATCGGGCACGACGAGGCCGAGGCAGGATGATCGTGAAGAATTCCGGCAACTGACATTCGCAGCTAGAAGCCTCACAATTTCGCCATGACGAAACACACCATCTCCGAACTTACGGGCACGTTCTTGGACCTGGCCGTCGCAAAATGCGAGGGCAAGTCCTACGAACAGCGTTTCAGGGGCAGCATGGCCGAGGGTTGGTTCGAGACCGGCGTGAATGGCGTCGGAATCCCATTGCCGCGGCCTTCGGAAGATTGGAGAGCAGCCGGCCCCATCATCGAGCGTGAACATCTCTATTTCACCCCTAATCCACACGCATGGACGGGGTACGTGCTCCGTAATGGCGTCCTCTTTCAAGCGCACGGGGACACCGGCCCCGTGGCCATGATGCGCGCCTACGTCAGTAGCAGGTTCGGGGAGACGATTGAACTTGCTTGACGGCGTGAATCAGAAGCCATTCATTTCTGGAGCTCTCGAGACGCACTCGTAGCAATAGCCCGCTGCGCGCAAGCCCAGCAGGCCTCAAGCTCACCTGCCTCTCGCCTTGCACTCGGCGGACAGGGCAGGTGCCAAGGGCCGCGCGGTTGCTGGCTCCGCGCACGTCGGCACCTGTGACCGCCGGCCATTCCACCGATCAGCCGATGTCGCCGCCGAAGTAGCCCGCATCGAGCACCGTTTCGCCGCCGAGGATGCCCTCGACGATCGCGCGCCCGAGGATCTTCTCGATCTTCTCGCGGTTGTTGAACGCGGCCGGGCCCATGACCGGCCTCGGCGGCATCTTCGACGTACCGAACTCGTGATAGACCATCACCGGGTCGGTCGAGCCGACGACGCCCTCGGTATCCGAGACGACCTCGTGCTTGAAGCTGGCCAGCAGCTCGCCCGTCCGCAGCAGGGGCGCGTCCGCCGGCGCGCCGATGCGAGCCTTCTCGGCCTCGGTGCTGTCGGCCAGCGGCACCCAGGCGGGGAATTCGCCGGCCTCGGGCTGGTAGTGGCCGATCTGGGCCTTGGCATCGTTCTCGATGACGACGAGGGCCTTCTCGAGGCCACGGCGCATGGATCGGCCGACTCCGCGTTCGACGGCCGCGAGGTGTAGCGCGAAGGCCGCCAGGTCTTCGAACTCGCGCGGGTTGTTCATGTGCTTCTCCTGTTGGTCAGCGACCGAGCCGCTCGTGCACCGATCGGACGAAGTCACGGACGTGCTGCAGCTCTGCGAGCGTGGCCGCCGACCTCATGCCGTGAGTCTGCGCATTCCACTTGGAATTGGCCTTGCCCTCCGGCGTGCGGGGCCCGGTCGACTGTTCCCAGGGACGCCACTCACGGATCCGTTCCGCCTGGCGTCGCCGGTGCTCGGGGGTTCGCTCGTAGCTCATGCGGTGTCGCCTCGTGATAGTTCGTTCGTCGAGTTCATGCCGACTGTTTCGCCGCGCGTGCGCGTGGCAGACGAGGGACAACCTGCGGCGCCTCCGGATCGACCCCGTTGTTCACCTGCTGTTGGCCGCCCATGTTCACGTTGGCTTGGCGTGCGAAGACGGTCGGGTTCTTCATGGCGGCCAACACCTCCAGCGTGCGGCAGCTCTGCGCCTGGGCTTTGAACGCGAGACGCAGGTATCGCTCCATTGCGTCCATGCTGCCCATGTTCTGCGCTGCCTTGAACGCCAGCCGGTTGAAGATCGCGTCGAGCGCGGCCGCCTGGATCACGAGCGTCGATTCCGCGTCTTTCAAGTCGTTGCCGTGCACGGCGGCCGACTTCAATCGGAGCGCCTCGGCGACGCTGCCTGGGGTAGCTCCCCCGTCCGAGAACATGTAGTCGGTGAAGGCCTTGATCGTCTGCGTTCCTGGAAGCAGCGGTGCGACAGCGATCTTTGCGCTCGTCTGATCGGGTGACTCGTTGCCGCCCGTGAACAGGGTCACCCGTCCGACGTCACTTGGATCGTCGGCCAGTTCCACCTGCCGAGTGCTTGGGGCCCGCGCCGGCGCCGATGTCCGGCCGGCCGGTCGCGCAACGAGGTGCCCCGCCGGCTCGAGCGCATCCATCGCATGGACGAGTGCCTTCGAGGCTGCAAGAGCCCGTTCCGCGCCTCGTTGCGCCTTCTGTTTCGCAACTTGCGATTCGGTCATGGCCGGTACTCCAGGCCGTTGCGACGCTGGGCCGCCAGCATCGTGCTCAGGTCGATGCACAGCCCAGAGATGCGCTCCAGGTATTCGGGCACGCTCTCGCCGGGCCAGCGGCGCCGCTGAGGAAGCCGACCGCGGCCAGCCCCAGTTGCACGCATGTCAGCCTGCATGCGCAGTGCGTGTCTCACGTGCTCATCCTCTGCGCGGCCAAGAACGAGACCGATTGCTTGACCGTCTGCCCGGCTTGCCACCCTCCCGCGTCCGCCAGGCGCAGCGTGACGCCGATATAGCGGTACTGCGAAATGGAACCGTCGCCCTCACTGATGGTCTCAGTGATCGTCGCCGGCTGAGCCGTCTTGCCTGCGAAATAGTCCGCCTCCCGCTTGGCGAAGTACTCGTCGAGCGTGTTGTCCTGCCGCGCGATGGTGAAGGTGCCGCGCCAGCCTTCCGGGACGTCGACGTTGCGCATGACACCATCGATGCAGTTTGACGCGATGCTGCGAAGGACTGGCGCCGATTGGAAGCCGGTGATCTGGTTCAGCTCGAGCGGGCCGCTCGCAGTTACCACTGTAAGAGTGATGTTACGGCCACTGGAGAAGGAGTTGTTTGACATAGGAGGGCGTGTGTAGTGGGTTTAGGGATTGGCGGCTCACCATCGCCGCCTCAGGTTGCGGTCTATGCGTACTCGGCTAGGCGCTGCCAGCCCTTGGCTACGAAGTGCTCGACGAAGCGATCTGCGACTTCGAGGGCCTGGTTGAAAGGCGCCGGGACGATGATCTGCGTGTCGTCCGGAAAGCGCACGATGTCGCCGGGCGCGAGCGGCTCGGACGGGCACAGCAGCCCACGGCGCGGCGGCCAGCACGCGCCCGGGTCGGAGATCGCCCAGCCGCCGTGCGTGCGCATCATCTGGCGCACCAGCGGATACGGCACCCAGACGTGCTGACCTTGGACCGGCAGGTCTACCGGCCCGCGCTCACCCTGCAGGCGAAGCGTCTTGACGCCGTGGGGGCTCGTGCACTCGAAGCGGAGAGTTGCCATGTTGGTCATTGCGCGCCTTCCTCGGCGTCGTCGCCGATGTTCGCCGCCATCTCCAGCGCGGCGGCCAGCGGAATGCCGGCGATGTCCTGCGAGCCGGTCGCATTGATCACGAGACCCGATCCCCAGATGAACGACTTGCCGTGCACGCCGGCCAGCGTGGCCAGCTCGCGTGCCAGCGGCAGCAGATCGCGTGCGGCCAGCGCGTAGCGGCCGACGGCGATGCGCCAGCGGATGTCGTTGATGCCGCGCGAGTGCTCGGCGCGCCGGTTCCCGAGCTGCAACCGCGCCTCGGTGTTGGCCTTCTCGAGCGCCGCGATCTCGACCTGGCCGGCGACGAGCGCCTCCAGGCTGTAAGTTGCGTCGGACCGCTTCGGCGGTGTCGTGCCGGCAACCAGCGCCTTGAAGCGCGTGTCGCGGTCTTGCGCCGCCTGCGCTTCGAGTTCGCTCTTGCGCGTCGCCAACTGGTCGCGCTGCGCAGCGAGCGCGTGCGCCGCGTTGACGAGACGTTGCTCCTCGTCGTTGAACCGCGAGGCCCGTGCTTCCGCTGCGCGCAGCTCGGCGAGCAGCGTCATGCGCGGTGTGGCGGTGACGGTCGCCGTTCGCTCGGTGGTTGCAGCTTGCGGCGCGCGTGCCACGCTCGGATGCGAGCCCGACGTCGGCGGTTCGAAGCGGCCGGAGCCGTGGAGCGCTCCGTGAATGGTTACCTGTGGGTCGATCATTTTTGGAGATCCTTTTTGGTGTTGAGCTGTTGGTGCCGGGCGATCGCCGCGGCGTCTTCGCGCGCATGTCGATCGACGCGCGAGCTGTCGTTCGCGAGGAGTCGCTTCTTGGCGACGGCGTATTCGGCGGCCGTCATCTCGCTGACGCGTTGCTTGGCGTTGGGTTCGTTGGGCATGGGAGTAGCCTTAGCGCGACTGCTGGGGGCCGGGGACAACAGTGAATCCCTGCCCAAGCGCCGCATTTACTTGTGGCACCGGCATGCCCACAAGTCCGTTGACGTATTGCACCTGCTGACCGTTGGGCAACGTGACCTGGCCGGAAGGGAAATTCAGCTGCGTCGCGCTCGTGGCTCCCGGGATGAACATCGTCAGGTACATGCCGCGCTCCCACCCACCGACGGTCCATCCCTGTTGGATTGCCAGTGCGACGTCATCGGCGTAGACCCAACCGTAGCCTCCATAGAGGGCGACCAGCCTGCCTGACGGTGCGGGCAACTGCAACACACCGGTTAAGCCGTTTCCGGCATTCATTACGATCGTCATGTGAAGACCCTCGGGTTGTTGGAGACGCCGAAGAAATCAGACATCGCCGATCTCCTGAAAAAATTCCAGGCCGGCCCCGCCAGCGGCGAACAGCAGCGCGACGACTTCCGGGTCTTTGATGACCGTGCCGCTCTTCCAGTGGCGGCCGTCGGCAAGGATGGTGATGTCCGCGGTGAGCAGCACCAGGTCGGGGAGCGGCGCTTTCGCGCTCGCGTGGGTCGCGGCGTGCGCCGCGGTCGGTTGGTCAGTGGGCATTGGCTTTGGGCCTCCGGTTGATGTTGTTGGCCTGGTCGTGCTGTGTGCCTGACGCGGCCTGCATCGGGCGGACTGGGTGAGGGAGTGCCTGCGGGCCGAGCTGCGCACCGCAGCCGCCGCGGGGTTGGGCGGAGGTCATGTCCGCCGGCGGTCCAAACTTGGCGCGTTCGTGCGAGGATCGCGGGCCAGAAAACCAACCTCTTGGAATCGCACAATGAACGACGACGCACGGGACAAAAACCAGGAATCGATTTCGCGCCACGCGGGGATGGCTCTCGCTCACGAACTCGCCCTCCAGACGCTCATTGCGATGCAACCGCAGCCAGAACTCTTCGCGGAAGTCTTCGCCGAAAGCTCGACCACGATGATCGACGCCATGCTCGAAGCGGGGGCCGATGCTCAAGCCGTTGAGGGCATGCGGGCCAGCACCGAATTGCTGTTGGGGATCGCAACGGCGCGTGTAGCCCAGAAGACCGTCCAGTCCTGAGATGTAGGCTTGTCTCAAAGGTCGTCTCCTCGGCCGCGCGCAGCCGGTGCCGGCCGGATGTCGGCCGTGCTCTGTTCCCAGCGCTGCGTGTCGCCATAGAAGTCGAGGCCAGTCGAGACGTCCCGAGGGCCCTGCCGGTTCTTGGCGACACCGAGGCCGACAACGTTGCGCCCCTCAGCATCCGGTGATCTGACTGGCCACAAGAACATGACGGCGTCCGCATCCTGTTCGATGGCTCCGGAATCGCGCAGATCGCTCAGCATGGGCTGCTTGGTTGCGCGCTTCTCGACGTCGCGATTCAGCTGGGAGAGCGCGACGACGGCGATGTCGAGTTCCTTGGCAAGTGACTTCAGCCCGCGGCTTATTTCTTCGATCTCGCCGTTCCGGTTGCCGTCCCGCCTCGTGCTGGCCATGAGTTGCAAGTAGTCGACGATCAGCACCTTCAGCCCTTTGATCGACTTCGCCTTTGCACGCACCTGACGCAGTGACAGGGCCGGCGTCGCATCGATGGACAGTGGCAGGGCGCCCATTTGTTCGAGCGCCTCGACAGCCCGATTCCAGCTTTCAACGTCCATCGTGCCCGTCTGCAATGCCGAGTAACTGACGCGGCCGACGTTCGCGACGCCACGTTGTGCAACCTCCCGGGTTCCCATCTCCATGCTCAGGAAAAGGGTCGCTAGCCCCGCCGCCGCCGTTGCCAGGCCGATGGACTCTGCAAAGGAAGACTTTCCGACCGAGGGCCGCGCTGCGAGAATGTACAAGCCGCCGCCTTTGAGACCGCCGCTCAGCGAACGATCGAGCCATTGCAGCCCAGTCGACCAGCCGGCTGCAACCTCGCCCCTCTGCAGCGCTGTGCTGTGATCCAGACATTCAAGCGCGATCGCGGCAATTGAAAGCGGTGCATCAGCGATCTGTCCGCGTTCCAACTCGCCAAATTTCGACGTGATCGCATCGATTGCTAGTCCGAGGTCAGGCTCAGTCCAAGCGGCTTCCAGCGCGGCATCCGCAGCCTCAATGACGGCGCGGCGGGACGCGTGCTTCCGGATGGCGGCTGCATATGCGCGCGCATTCGACGCGCTCGGCACCGCGCTGATGAGCTCCACCAGGTCGTCCAGCGTTTCGCGGTCGGCGTCCTCGTCACCGCTTGCCAGTTCGGCGCGGACGGTGAGGACATCGGCATGGCCACCGCTGGCGATCAATCGGGTGACGGCACCGAAGATCCTGCTGTTCCGCGGGCCGTAGAAGTCGCCTTCGGAGAGCGAATCCAGACGCCCAAGGATGCGGTTGTCGGAGAGCAGTGCACCGAGCACGGCTCGCTCGTCCTCGATGCTGTACGTCGGCAGCTTGTTGGGTGCGCTCATGCGGCGACTCGATTCTTGTAGTTGCCTTGGACGACCTTGGCGAAGTTGGCGCGCTTCATCAACCAGCTAAGGCTGCAGTTCGGCCAGGCGTCGTCGCGACCCGTCAGAAAGTCCGAGTCCGCGACGCGGTCGAAGTAGCGGCCAAACCAGTCCAGCCCCTCGAGCTCATTTGTCGCATACCGCTGGCCGTCCTCCCGGGTCGCGGTCATCACCCATTTCCAGCGCTGGCGCATCGCGTCCGCGTCATTGCCGTCCCAGAGCTCGGCCTTCGGGCGCGGCAGCTCAGGCACCTTCTCGGCGAACAGCGCGATGAGCTTCAGGTGCGGGCAATTCGGAACTGCGGATCCGGCCAGTCGCGTCAGCGACTCGGCGTCGCCCTCTGTGACGGTTCCCTGACGGTTAATAACGGTTAGGGTCGCACCGGTGCTACCCGTCTGCCGCATGGGTGCGACCCCTCCTGTGCATCCATGCGACCCCTGTGCATCGGTGCGACCCGTCGCATCCACGCTACCCGTCGCACCGGTGCTACCCGTAGCCGACAGGGCCGCGATGCGATCGAGGTGGAGCTGATAGCGCGGTGTCACGCCGGGCTTTCCGCCTGCGGCATTCGCCACAACGGAGAGCAATCCCTGTTCGACGAATCCATGCACGATCCGTTGCGCCTGGCTGCGCGTCACGCCGACCTTCAGCGCGATCTTGTTCATCGAGGGGTACAGACTGCCGCCCTCGTCGTTGCACCAGTCGGCCAGGATCACTGCCGCGAGCTTGCTCGTAGGAGGCTTGATCGGCGCGTCGAGAACGAGGCCAATGGCTCGGATGCTCATGCGCGGCGGCCCTCCGCCCATGCGCCGTGGCGCCGCTCCTCGGCCTCCATGCGCCGGCAGGCCTCGATCAACTGAAGCTGCGACGCAGGGCAGAAGTCGTGCAGCGGTGCGTAGAACTGCCGGAAGCCGGTCGACCACACGACCGCGAACACACACGCGCCGTCGACGGAGCCCGAGGGGCGCCAGGCGCCGCGGACGTTCTCGATGGTCAAGCGACTACCCGCGGGCGGCCGGAAGCGACGCGGCGGGCGATTGCGAAGGTCTCGGGTCATGCGTGACGTTCCAGCGCCTTCTGCAGCTCGCGACAGAACCCGCGGAGGCGATCGTCGTCGCCGGCGGACTGGACCTGCTTGAGGCCGTCCAGGAGTGCGTCTGCGGGCGCGCAGCCCTGACGGATTGCGAATACGAGGCGCTGAGCGTCCTGGCCGCCGTGGATCGTTGCCATCGCGGCGTCGGCCAGCGCGGCGCTCATTGCAGATTCCCGGTGAGCTTGGCGCGCTCGATCTTCGAGCGCAGCAACTGGGTCGGCTCGCCGGGGCGGCGTACTTGGCGCGGCATTCCTGCAATGGCGGCGTCGAGATCGGCGCGCGACCAGCGCACCATGCGCGGGCCCAGCGGGATCGGCTCGCACATCCAGGGCTCGTTGCGCAGTTCATGGAACTTCGCCTCGCTCATGCCCAGGTATTCGGCGGCTTGCTCGCTGGTGAGCAGCGCTGGCGCGATGCTGGTGGAACGGCGGGCGGACATGGGCGAGGGCGCCGTCGGGCCCCCAGCATTTGGGCGGAGGCCCGCTCCTTCGATCGCTTTCACGCGGCCACCTTCGGCGCCGCCGGCCTCTGGGCCGCGATCCAGGCGCGGACGTCAGCGGAGTGCCAGCGTCGCTGCAGCGAGTTGCCAATTCGCGCCGGCGCGGGGAACTGGTTCTGCGAAGTGGCTCGCTGGATGAATCGCTGATCGAGCCCCGTGACGGCGCAGACCGTCTGCAGGGTCAGCAGCGCATCAGGCAGCCGCGCAGCGCTGATCGGTTGAGGGGTTTGCATTCGTGGCTCCGTTGGAAAATCAACAGAGCGAAGAATGTCAAGTTCGACATCTCACGAGGCCGAATTCGGTTACGGCAAAACCGAACTCGGGATGCGTCAGCCGCTGGAAGCCGGGCCCGGCAGGGTTTCCGTGGCCGCAACCTTGAGCCACTTCCGAACGGTATCGACATCGACGGCAACACCAGCCGCCTCCAGGTCGCTTGCGATCTCGGCGGTGGCCTTGCTCTTGGCCGCCATTGGGACATGGCCGTAGCCGCCAATCGCCATCCCAATGACGAGCTTCAAGAGCGTGTCACGCTCCCTCGTTCCAAGGTCTGTCGCCACCTTCTTGGACGGGCTTCGGGGCCCCGCTACTGCATCAATGAAATCCATGAGGGCATCAACCCGAACGACGAGTACGGCATCGTCTGGCAGGTCGGCCGTCGGGTAGTAGCCGCGGCTCTTCAGGTGGCGCAGCGGCTCAGCCAAGAATGCTTTCCGTTGATCCTTGTGATCCGCCCGCATTTTCGCTGCCGTCTCATCGTCCACGTCCTGGCGGTCAATGACGGTCTCGAGCATGGCCCCAGCGGCACGCGACCCCGGCTGATGCTCGTTGTCGTCGAAGCTCTCCTGCAGTTGACAGTAGGATCCGTCGCCTGCGACGACAAAGGCGCCGTTCATGCTAACCAGTGTGACATCGGGACCATGCGTCAGCTCCTGATACATGCGCTCAACGTGCAACTGCTCGCCACCAATCATCGGGAGGTCGTAGATGCCACGCAACGAGCACACATCATCGGCAAGTGCGATGACCTCGCCTGAGCTGAGCGAAACTCCCTTTGGAACCTGCAGGTAGGTGCCCTGGTATTCCCCTTCAGACGAGGCCGCCATTGCAGACTTCAAGTCGCTCGGAAACGATATGTATTCAGCAGCCTCGGCGCTGATCAATGGTCCACACTTCGCAGTCGCGCCGTTCAAAATGCGCACTGAGATCATCAGGCGACCGTCCAGGGCGAACCGAAGGACATCCGCCTTCGACACCTCCTCCGCGAACACGTTGCTGAGGTGGCGTGAGACATCATCAAGGGTCAGCCATTCCTTCAATTGGAGAAGTTGGCTCATAGCCGTGCCACCTGTCGACACGAGGTCGCGATTCTTGTGCTCATGACGCATCCCTAGCGTCCCTGATTGAGAAAGCCGCGCCAGCCCGTCAGGGTCACGGGTTTTCGGGGATCAGCCTAGGCGCGGCGAAACGAGTCTAGGCGGTCTCGACGAGCGCCGGCGGATAGAACATCTCGGGATCACTCGCCCAGGCGCGCAGCGCGTCGCGGCGCTCCGGTGTCGACGTGCCCCAGTCGAACATCCCCTGGCGCAGCGCGGCGTCGGCCGGAACTTGCAACCGGACTCCGTCGTCGCCTTTGAAAAACAGCAATCGCTGCACGCCGTCGTCGTTGAAGCCGCACCAGTGGATTGGCTCGTGGACGCGGGTTGTGGTCGTGGCACTGAAATCAGCCATTGGCGGCCTCCGCCGACTGGCGCGTCGTGGTCATCGAGTCCCGAGCGCGAATCGCCTCGTCGGCCAGCTGGAGCATCACCTCGCCAAGCATCGGCAAAGCGTCATCAATGAGCTTCTCTTCGATCAGGTCCGGCGCCAACTGCACTCGTCCGAGCACGACGAGACAGCTTGCGAGGCCTCGCAGTTGCGCGAGGTTCCGGTCCAGCACGTCGCCATTGCCGATGGGCGGCATCGCGGCTCGTTGCAGGAGCTCGGAAAGCGCCCCGTTTTGGGGGTGGTTGCGCGTGGCCCGTTGCGGGCAGAATCAATACAGCTGTTCAATTCGATCTCCAAGTGATCGGTTGGGTAGTCAGGCCGGACCCACGTTGGCGCGTGGCGTTCGGCCGTTTTGTCTCAGGGCCGCTGAGACGCCGGCAGATTGGGTCAGCCTCGCGTATCGACCTTGCGGTTAGACGTGGTCAAAATCCAGTGCATTGATGCGGCGTCGACGATCAGCCAACTGAGCCTCTCTCTGAGCGGCCTTCGTAGCGATTTCCTCAACCGAGATCGCGCTGCCGGCAAGCAGCAGCCGCGCTTCATCCATCGAGACTTTTCGAAGACTGCCGCGCGTGTCGGATACGTAGAGCAGCGCTCGAGCATGGTTCACTAGCAAGTAGCGCGGCCAACGCTCGAGACCTCTTTCGAGCACTGCTCCGACGACGAAGAACCTCCAGCGAATGCGGATGTGTTCCCCTTTGACCCAGACACGTTGCATAGCCATGATGCACATCCCTTCAGTTGGGTGCGTTGTGGTCAGCGGCCCGCCCTTGCCAGCAGGTCGAGGCCTTCTCATTTGCCGCAGGGCCGCTGCGCACGAGGAATCACTCCGGATCGCGCGCACGGTCGATCGCCTTCGCGAGCCAGTCCATGCCCAGCCTGCGGAGCTTCGCCCAACGGGCCGCGGTGAGGCGGATGGAGCCTACGATTGCCTTTTCTTCCGCAGGCAATGGCGGCCGGCCGAGCGGCCTGGGTTCGTCAGTCGGGTGCTCGCTCATTGCAGCCGCTCGAGGCCGTTGTGCGGGACGAACCGGTACTGCGGGCTCTCATTCGCGCCGAGGCCGCACAAGCGGTAGGCGTCAGGCAGGTAGTCGCCAGGAGTCGGCTCTTTCGCGACGACGCGCAGCTGCAGGAAGCCCACTCGGACGACTTCGCCGACTTGCCATTGCTGCTTGCTGTTGCGGATCATTGTGTCTCTCCCTGCTGCTTGATTCGATAGACTTATGGTAACACCTAAAATAGAGATAGACAAACTTTATGTAATACCTTTAGTTGGACATTGGCCGGACGTGCGTCGAAAACCGATGTGCGCGGCGGATTGGCTGGCGGGTTGCCGTATCGAGCCCCTCAGACTGAGCGTTGGCGCGGCTACCGACGGAGCGTGTCTCCGCCAAGCATCCACGACCTCGACGCTCAGACCTGGTACTTTCGTTGCTGCCGCAGGTACACCCTCGGCGCCATCGGACGCGCCTCGGCGTCGTCGGCAATGCGCATGAGACCGTCGGCGAGCGCGCGCAGCTGGGCCGGCGTGAGCTCGGCGAAACCGCCGGGAAGGCCGTCGACGACCGCGAGCGGCTTGCGGTCATGGGTCTGGCACAGCGTCGCAGTGAGAACGTGATCCATCTTGATCCTCTCGCCGCTCAGGCCGCGCGCTCGAATGGCACCACGTTCGAGGCGACCGGGTGCTCCAGGTACTCGGCCCAAGCGTCGAGCAACGCACGGCGCTCCTGCATGAACTGCGCGCGGTTGTACGCGGCGCGGATCTTGTCGGCCTCGCGGTGCGCCAAGCAGGCCTCGATGACATCGGCGCGCGCGGCGCCCGTCTCGTTCGCCCAGGTCGAGAAGGTCGCGCGGCATAGCCCGTGCACCGTCGTCTGTCCCTGCATCTTCATGCGCTTGAGCAGCGTCAGCATTCCCATGTTCGACAGCGGCGAGTCATCGAGCACCGGCGACGGGAACACATGGGTCATGCCGAGCATCTTCTGCGCCTCGAGGATCTCGATCGCGCGGGCGGCCAGGTGCACGGTGTGGTCCTCGCCGCCCTTCATGCGCTCGCCGGGCACCAACCAGACAGCGGCGTCGAGGTCGAACTCGGGCCAGGTAGCGCCAAGGACTTCGCCTGTGCGAGCCGTGGTGAGCACTGCAAGCTCGAGGCAGCGTGCGGCGATGCCCTGTTGGTCGCGCAGCTGCGCCATGAAGGCAGGCGCCTCGAGGTAGGGCAGGGCGGCGAACTGGCCGCGTTCACGCTTGGCCTGGCCCTCAGCCATTTTGCGGCGGATCGCGGCCGCGGGGTTGCTGGTGCAAAGGCCATGGAAGATTGCATCCTCGAAGACCGCATCGAGACGCTGGCGCACGCGCTGCAAGGTCTCCGGCACGCGCACCTCTGCGTCGGCGAGGGCGCGCACGCTGCTCAGTGCAGCGAGCAGCGCCGGTGGCGTGATGCTGTCGATCGGCGCGTGCCAGACGTCGGCCGGAACGTGATGCTCGAGCGAGGCGATCCACTGCGCCGCGTGCTTATCGGTGCGGGAGGGTTCGACGACGCGCTCGTGATAGTCCCTGGCCACCCTGGCCAGCGTCGTGCGCTCGCGCTTGCCCGCGGCCTTGATCGCGCGCTCCTGCGCCTGAGCGGTGGCACGTCGGCCGTCACGTTCGTCGATGGGGTCGACGTCACGCTGCAGAAGGTCACGCGCGTTGCGCGCCAGGTCACATGCAGTGGTGACGCTGTCGCCGATCTGGGCTGGACTGCCGAGTCGGGCGATGCCGAGCCCCATCTCACGGCGCTTGCCGGTCGCGGCGGTGTACCGCAGCACCCAACTGGCGGACTGGCCGCGAATCCGGAGGATCAGTCCGCCACCATCGGAGAGGTCGCCCTCGGCGGCGTTCTGGATCTGCTTCGTCGAGAGCAGATGCAGGGCTGTTGCGGTGCGCTTGCGTGTCATTCGTTCCCCTTCGCCACTGTTCTGTCCGCCAGCTAGTCCGCCAGTTGCTGGCGGGTGCTCGGTGGACTGTGATCCCACCTTGGTGGAACGCAATCAGTGTGAGGGAACGAAAAATGGTCGTCAAATCAACGACTTAGGAAATTCCCTGAACACTGTAACGTCACCTTGGTGGACTGTGTTCGGGAGTATTCCTGGCGGAGGGGGCGGGATTCGAACCCGCGGTAGGCTATTAACCTACACATGCTTTCCAGGCATGCGACTTAAACCGCTCATCCACCCCTCCGGAGGTAGCCGGCTATTCTAGCTGATGAAGCGCCG